CTGGTTGCCATTGATGGCTGAAGACACAATTTTCGATTTGTGCAACTGGATTCGAAAATGTGATGATCCTGTTGATGCGTGCATTGAGAATTGCAATACAGCTTTGCGATTTCGTTTTCATTTCGGTCGCGCTTCCTTCAATGATATGCGAAGGAAGTTGGTGGACGCGTTTTTGAAAGCCAATATTCGACCTAATTTATTTAACTTTGAATACTTCAATAATTATTTTGAAGAGTACTCATGTTTGCCGCCCGTTGACATGAGTTTGGAGGATGAAGAAACGGTTCTTGAATTTCAGTCTGGACCTACCCCCGAGAAGAACGCAATTAAGAATGCGTTGACTAATGCATCCAACCAACACGGGCAAATTTTGATGGAACCAAATGGCGTTGCGCGAGCTGCCCCGTATCATGGGGATACCCTGCGACCAATGATGCAAGATTCGTCATTCATTTCAGCTGGAGATCAACGATGGACCATGGAAGATGCTGCCACTCGTTATACTTTTCTTGGAAAATTTGATTGGAACACTTCAGATGGCGTTTTGACTTCAAAAGCTTTCTTCGATCTACCAAAGGATATGTTAACATCAGCCATGAATCAAATGCCTTTTCAATATTTTCTGCTGTATAATGGAGAAATTCGAGTACGATTTGACTTGCCTGGCACACCTTTTCATCAAGGTATGTTAGCTGTTTACTTTATTCCCCACTATTCGTCAAAATTGCTGACAGCTTTTAATACTTATCAGTCATTGATATCATCTGTTGCTCATGTTTTTCTTGAGGGAAATAAATCTGGATCAGTTGAGATCATAATACCTTTTTCCCACTTTCGTGACTTTATTTCATTATCGGATGAATCAGCAACAACATTGATTCAAAATTCACTTGGAGCACTTCGTTGTGTGGTTTTTAATCAATTGAGAGCTGGAACTGGGGCGTCAACATCACTTCCCGTTTCTATGTTCGTGTCATTTTCTAAGGAATCACGTTTTGCGGTTCCCATTGGACGAGAGCCTGTTGCGCGAACTTTGGCTTTTCAAGCAGGAATGGGTGGAATGTTGTCCACTTTCTTTGCTCCAATCATATCAAAGATTATGCCAAAGAATATCATTGCAGACACTATTGATAAACTTGGTGGTGGAAATCGTGATTTTCCAAACAATCCGGCTCAACCGCATTACGTCATTGTAAGAACTTCGAAAATGGGTTATTTATCGAACGCAACCCAGGTTGGTCAAATGGAGGTTCTATCATATGATCCATCCGAACAACATGATCAATCCTTGGAGGCTTTTAAAGCCACTGTTGATGAGACGGATTTGTCTTATTTGTTTGATAAAATGACCTTCGTTTCAATGAGTTCTTGGGATATATCTGAAGATACTAACACAATTCTGATGGACGGGTTTTTGAAACCTTTCGACATTGAAGAACGATTGATGGAAGCTGGAGGTTCTGCTGTTCAAGCTGGTGTGGCTCATTACATCGCTTCTTTACATTCTGAGTGGCGTGGCCCTTTGCGATTTCGGATTCAGATTGTTGCCGGAAATTTCCATGCTGGTAAATTGTACTTTGGAGTTCATTATGGTCGTACTACAACACCGACTACTATTACATCTGCAATGGATCAGTTTGGTATTACTCTTGATCTAAATTCTGGTCAAAGAGATTTTATCATAGAAATACCTTACAATGCTTTAACAAAATGGTTGTACATTCCAAATGGTCGTGGTGGAGATATCACACCTGAACGTTCATCAATGGGTCGTTGGTCACTACGAGTTCTTAATCGTTTGACGACTCCTGCTGGAATCCCAAGTGGTGTTGAAATAAATCTTTACACTGGTGTTGGGAAAAATTTCCAAGTGAGAAATCCTGGTCTCACTAATTGGTCCGTTCAACAACTCACCTTCCAATCTGGACCACGAGATTGGTCTATGGGATATCAGGCTGGTGGCATTACTGATCATGACACTCCGTGGGGAGCAAAAGATAATGAGATGTCAACCATTGATTCTGATGCGCCTACAAGCAACGCAAGCAATGAAAAGAGCGGCGGTGACGTTGCCGCTCCTGAGTTGACGCTCAACCAGAGCAATGATCAAACAACTCAATTTGTCGTCACACGAAGTAAACCTGCCCGTCGTTTTGGAACTGGATGTCTTTACCCCGTTGCAACTCTTACGCAATATCTCAAAAGGCCTGTGCCCATCGGTCAACCAATAAATTTCAACAATCCGGTTGGTGCTCCCTTGATCACATTTCCAGCTGTGATCGTTCTTTCCCTTGGAGAGATGATATGGGGAAAAGCCTCACAATCTGGTTCATCAGGTTTCACACATGTCAAAAATAGCAATACTTTTTGGAACAATATTACCAATATGTATCGTTGGGCTAGCGGTAGCCTTCGTTTCAAAGTTGTCATAATTGATGAGAAAAATGCCGCCAATGAAATGCAGGTATCGGCTATCCATTATCGTCGTCATCGATATCCGAGAAATAATGAGAATGCTGCCTCATTGCAAATGACCGCTGCAGCTTGCACACCATGGGCTCAAGCATACACCACCGGCATATTTAGCTATGCGAACAACAACAGCGAAGCTTTGTGTACAGCAACTGGAACAACACCAACTCTTGAATTTGAAGTTCCATGGACGTCAATTTATAATTTCAATCTTAATAGAACTGATGGAATGTTATCAATTGATTATGATGATTCAAACATTTTCAGCTCTGGTTTGGTCATTTTAACCGTTCAGAGTTCGGTAGCCTCAACACCTGCTGCCGTGGCCACTGATTTTACTGCTGCTGTGTGGATCTATGCTGGTGATGATTTCCATCTTGGGGGGTTTCTTGGAGTTCCTCCGATCACGGCGGTCGAAAACGTCAATTCTGACGTGGGCTATCAATGTTGGCCCGATAATTACTATGTTGATGATTAATTTCAAAATCAACAAAAGCCTCGCACGCTTTCAAAATACATGCAGA